GTGCGATGGGAATACAACGGGTAATATTGCTATAGGACATCAGGCTATGGATGCTACCTCAACTAATGCTCAAATTGGCACTATTGCAATCGGAAAATCTGCTCTCGGAGCTCTCACAACTGGTGGTAATAATGTTGCTATTGGGTATGAGGCAATGTTGGAAGAGACAACGGGTGCAAATAATACTGTTGTAGGGCATCAAGCTATGAATGATTCTCTTGCTGGTTTAGGAAATAATAATGATACATTCATTGGTTATAATTCAGGTGGTGGTACATGGTTGACTGCTGCTTCATCTGGAAATACAGCAGTTGGGTCTGGCACTATGATTGGTGCTATGAATGGGGCTGGAAACAATACTACTGTTGGTTATAATGGACTTGGAGCTGTCACTTCTGGAGATGGAAACACTTCTATGGGATATAATAGTGGCGATACAATCACCACAGGAAGTTATAACACAATCATTGGCAATAGTGCAGATTCAGGTGCGGCTGGTGCAAGTAATCGAACTGCGATTGGACATGAAGCAGTAGGTCAAGCAGATAATTCAGTAACACTTGGAAATGATAATGTAACTGCTGTGTATATGTCATCGGATAGTCAAGCATTGGTTCATAGTGCTGGTATTCAATTTGCTGGAACTCAAGTAGCAAATGCTGGAGCAAATGTATTAGACGATTATGAAGAAGGTACTTGGACACCAGCAGTAACAGATGGAAGTAACATTATGACTGCTCATGGAGATATTGGTGGTGTATATACAAAGATAGGGAGAGTAGTTCATGTATCAGCAATCATACTAACAACTGGTTTGAACGGTGCTTCTGGAGACATAAAGGTTACTGGATTGCCATTTACTATAAGAAACGATACCGATTCTTATGGTGGGTTAGCAGTAGGTAATGCAGAAGGGCTTAATATTTCTTCGGGCTACATGGTGCATTGTAAGCTTACGAAGAATACAACCGAATTTATTTGGAGAAATAGTGACCACGCTGGTGGAATGACTACTCTGCAAGCATCAGAATGGTCAGATAATGGTGAAGTAACTATATCTGGTATGTACACAGTAGAATAAAATTCTTAATTGGATAATTAAGTGGAACAAATAACAAGGAGTAAAAAATGGCTTTAGAAAAGAAAGTAACATATGACTACGAAGTTCGTGGTGAGTTTAAATGTATTCAACAACGAGCAAGAACTGCGATTGTAGAAGATGGCAAGGAAATATCTTTCTCATATCATCGTACTTCATTTATGCCAGATGCAGACGTAAGTGGTGAATCTGATGAAGTGAAAGCTATGGCAAGTAGTCTATGGACAGATGCAGTTAAAAAAGCATACGAAGATAGTAAAAAAGATTAATTAACTAAACAAGGAGTCAATAATGGCTAAAGACAAAAAAGAAAAGCCAGTCTTGAATCTAGATGATAAAGAGTACATTATCGAAGATATGACTGACGAACAGAAAATGATGGTAAATCACATTAACGATTTGCAAAACAAACAGAATACGAATCAGTTCATGGCTGACCAGCTTTCTGTTGGTAAAGAAGCATTCATTAATATGCTACGTTCATCTCTTGAACCTGAAGAAGTAGAGGGTGAGATAGACGAATGATTGTAAGAAGGTGTAGTCAGGGTCATCGAGTGAGGATTCATAGAAATACAACTCCCGGTGCTACTCGCACAAAAACATATGCAGATGGGTCTACTGAGACTCTGACTTACCCTTCGTCTTATGATTACTTTGTTGATGTAGATGGTACAGTAGCTAAGAAAACTAACAGTTTTAAGACTGTTGAAGAATACTTTGTTGCTGAATGTGCTAAGAAACATGGTGATGGGCATGGTAGATTGATAGTAGGAGGTCATCATATAATCAATGGTGTCGCTACTACACAAGCAGATTATCCTACAGATAGTAATACTAAGTCAGAAATAAAAGATTTCTATGATAAACGTGGGGTTGTTTATGGTGGAAGTGAAACTAAATCAGAACTTCTTACAAGAATAGTCCCTCAAATGAGTGGTAGTAAAGAAGTATCTAATCATTTAAAGGTATAGTATGGAAAATATTTCAACATCATATAACATCCCTGTAAAATATGTTTATGTGGGATTATAATCACTAAGTAGTATGTCTAATGGGAAACCCGAAACTGCTAGAAGTTATAGGGGGGCTGTTGTTGATGATAATGCTATTGTTAGTATTAACCTCAAATGGCTTGGTCAATTACTTGTTTTGGTTGGTATGCTTGTTTACGGGTATTGGCGTATTGAGTCTAGATTGGGAAATCTTGAAGAATCGATGGTCACGGCTGACATTAAGATTGGGGATTTACTTGGCAAACATATCGTGGAAGAAACTTTACAGAGGGAGCAACTCGAAGAGAAAGTGAACTTCTATGAGAAAGAATTTAACATTAACCCATTAAGTTGGGGTAGGAAAAAGAAGTAATGGATTTTATGGCGATATATGGCGAAGCTGGAATGATTGGCGTAGTAGGAGTAATGTTTGTTTATTTGGTAGTATCAATGTCCAAGAAATCAGATTCCCAGCAGAAGACTTTAGAAGACTTAAAAATTGAAAATCGTGGTCAATCAGAAACTCTTGAGAATATACAAGGTATGGTTATTAAATTAATTGAAAGATGGAATAAATCGGACGAAATATCTCTTCGTCATAGAGAAGATGTTATTCGTGAAATTTCTGATTTATCAGAAAAGGTAAGTTATGTAAGTGGTAGAATTAATGGAAGCCAGAAATAATGGATTACCAGAATATTGATGACTATCGTGGAGATGTTAAAGAAAGACTTACTCGTATCGAAACAATACTAAATAGAGAATTGCCAGATATTAAAGAACAATTAAAATTATCTAATGGGCGCACTAGGTCGTTAGAGAATTGGCGTAATTATATATTAGGTGGCATGGCTATTTTAACAACAATAATAACATGGAGTACATAATCATGGAATGGTTATCAACAAATTGGGAATGGGTTTTACTTGGATTCATGGTTGCAGAAAAACTTGTAAAAATGTCCCCTTCGGATAAAGATGATATTCTTTTAGATGTCATAATTCAAGGATTAACTAAAATGGTAAAAGGAGAATCCAAATGAGTTGGGCTTCAAAATTATTAGAAAGAGAAATAAAGAAACGTGGAGTTAAGGGTGTCCTTATCTGGGTTATGGGTATGGTAGCAAAAGCTACACCATCAAAGAAAGATGATGAGATGGTTGAAAAAATAAAAAAAGTTATGAAGGAGTTTTAAATGAAAACAATTACTACAATAGTTTTAGTCAGTATTCTTAATGGTTTTCAGCCACAGCCAGTTGTACTAGATACGACTGAGGTTGCTATGTCTGAGATTAAGAAGAAAAAGAAAAAAGGCAAGAAGATTAAGAAGAAAAGTAAAAAAAAGAAGAAAGGATTTTTCTCCAAGTTTAAGGGTGCTAAATAATGCCAAGATTCGGCAAAAGAAGTAGGGGTCGAATGAAAGGTGTTGACACTAAGCTTCAGAATGTCTTTAATGAAGTAGTGAAGGAATTTGATTGCGCTATTATTGAAGGACTTCGTTCACAGGAAAGACAGAATGAATTAGTAGAACAAGGTAAATCTAAGACTAAATTCGGAAAACACGTTCAAGGTAAGGCCATGGATGTAGCCCCATACCCTATAGATTGGGGCGACAGGGACAGATTTCATTATTTTGGAGGTTATGTTAAGGGAATCGCTAAACGTCTTAATGTGAGGGTCAGATGGGGTGGAGATTGGGATGGTGACTTTGAAACCAAAGATAATAAGTTTGACGATTTAGTTCATTTTGAGATTCTTGATTAATGGCTAGACAACAATTAGTTTTAAATAATTTCTCTGGTGGTGTTAATAATGTAAAAGACTCTAGAGATATTAATGATAATGAATGTGCCAAAGCTGTTAATGTTATGTTTGATAAACAGGGAGCAATCAGAACTGCTGGTTCTTTCGATACTCATGTAACTTCAAATTTATCTGGAGATTCATCAGATAATCAGCCCGGTAATGGGTTGTTTTATTTTGAATCTGATTATGGTTCTAAGGAAGTAACTGGTACAACGACAGATAATGGAGCTGGTGTGTTTGGGTATATATATGATGCTCCAGATAATGAAATTAGGCAATCTAGCAATCCAATACAGGATTATTTTGAAGTTGGTGATAAAATATCAGTAAGTGGAACTGCTAGTAATAATGGAATATATACTATTATTGGTAAGCATACATATGGTTTTTCTGGTCATCAAAAATATGCATGGGAAGTTCTTGAACCACTCCAAACTGAAACAGTTGCAACTGCTATGACAATTAAAAGTTATAATCAGTTTGGTGTAGATTTTTGGATGAAGCCTAGAGATTCTGATGGTTCTACAGCAGCTAATCTTGAAATATCATTACATGATTCAGAGAATAATAGTTGGTCTCATGCGGCTGATATACAACCAATTATACATGATGATTATATAGCTAGTACATTTCAGCCTGTTTATTATTCTATTGATAATGCTGTAAGAATATCTGACTCTAATTTTAAAAATGCTGCTAAAATAAAATGGTATGGATATATAGAAAGAAATCATCCTGACCAAGATTATCATGGTTGGTATACTAAAGATAATGATTTATTAGCTCCAACGGCTGGTGATGATGTTAGAATATTTGTAAGTGGTGGTCATACTTATCCAGATACCGCTGGTGTAGGATTGCATTGGGAAGTTTTAACTCCTGCTGATGCATCAAGTAAATGGGATGCTGAGACTTATGAAACTGCAATGACATTTATATATGATGAAAATCAAGAATCAAAAATAACTGAAATGCAATCAAGTTATGTAGAGTTTACTGTAGATACTGGTGATAGTGTTACTATTCAGGCGGATTTATTTACTCCATATAATCCAAGAATAACTGCATCAAGATTATATTGTAGAGTATCTGGAAGTGATGATAGTTGGACATTACTTGCTGAAGTTCACTTTTCTAAAGGAATAAGAAGTAATTTAGATGATGAATATACTTCTGGATTTACTGCTGAATCTACACCTAATCAATATCATAGTGCTATAGTAACATCTTTAAGAGAGAATCTTGATACATATGAAACTATTAATGGTCGTGCACCAAGTGTTAAATCTGTATCTCTTGGTAAAATTGGAGAACTTTGGAAGTGCGCTGTTGTTTGTAATAGAAGAACATTTTTAGCTAATGTAAAAATTGCAAATGAAGACGCTGAAATTTCTGATAGCAAACATTACGGAGATAGAATATTATATAGTGAAATAAATAAATTTGATACATTTCCATCATATAATTTTATTGATGTTGTTAAGGGAGATTCAGAAGAATATATCTCTCTTGTAGAATATGGAGACAGATTATTAGCGTTTAAGCAAAAAACTCTTTTTATAGTTAATGTAGCATCTCCACAAGCTTCAGGATGGTTCTTAGAGAAAACACTTAGATATAATGGTGTCAGACATAAAGAAGCTGTTTTTAGGACTGAAGATGGAGTAGTATGGGTTAATGAGTCTGGATGCTGGTTTTATAATGGTTCTGAAGTTATTAATCTTGTAGAAAATAAATTGGATACAGTTAATGCAACTAATAGTTTGACTGATGGTGGATTATCTTGGAAAGATTTTTACAATTATAATTCAATAGTTGGGTATTCACCTAAATATAAACAAATTATTATATTACAGGATTGTGATGGTTCTACAGACCCTATGAATGCTTTGATATATGATTTTAGAACAAAAAGTTGGGTTCAAAATTCAGACCAAACTACATTTTTTAATAATGTAGTATATTCTAATTTTGTTTTAGATGGAGATGGTGATTTATCTATAATGACAACAGGAGGTGTACTAAGATATTATAATCCAGTTTCTAGTACATCTACATCCGGTATAGAAATAATTACAAAGTTTATTGATTTTGGAGCTCCTTATAAAATAAAAAAAGTTTATAAAGTTGCTATTTCATATAAATCTAATACATCTCAGGTAGACCCTATTGAAGTTAGGTATATAAGTAGAACTGGAGCTATGCAATCATTTGCTGATTTAGATGGTAGTGTAGATTTTGCAGCAAAAACTGAATGGGATGTGATAACTTTTACTGCTGGAACGCCAATAGAATGTCAAGCTCTTCAAATTAAAATTAATCCACCATCTGCTGGTACTATAGATATAAACGAAATAATGATTGATTATAGAGTATTAAATAAATTGGTAATTTAATGTCACAACTATTTAATAGACAATATAGAAAATTAGAAAACGCTAAAGAATCTGGTATAAGAACTATAAACCATGATATTTCTAAACGTAATATTTTAGATGGTGAGATTGTTATATCTAAACCTAAAAATAAACAACTTAAACTGTCTAAGAAAATAGATGGTGAACTATGGAATGTTAATTTTTCTAATGATGGTAATCAGTATGTAGATAAAAATCTTACTATAAAAAATAATCTTGATGTATCTGGGACTTCTACTCTAGGAGGAACTCTAACAGTAAATGATGGTGCTGTTTTCAATGAAGCCTCTGCAGATGTAGACTTTAGAGTAGAATCTAATGATAATACTCATATGTTATTTGTAGATGGAGGAAGTAATGAAATTGGTATAGGAACTTCAAGCCCAGATAATATTCTGGAAATAGAGAAAGATAGTGGTGGAACTGCTGCTTCTGGGCCAGTTGTTAGTATAACAGATGCAAATTCAGGCGGGAATGCTTCTGCTGCTTTACTTTTAAAAAGGTCAAATACTGGTTCAACCGATTGGATGATAACAAATGAGGCAGGCAAACTATTTTTTGATTATGGTATCAATCTTAATGCTATTCAGGATGGTGCAACAACTATGTCTCTTTCAGCTAGGAATGTTGGTATAGGAACTGAAGCCCCAACCTTTCCGCTTCATATTGTAGGAGCTGGTACAGATACCTATGTTGCCATGTTTGATAATAGTGGGGCGGCTAATACTAGTTATGGAATAGAGATACAATGTGGTGATACTGACCATAGTGATGACGCACTTACTCATTATATCACATTTAAAGAAAGTGATGGTGGTACTGTAGGTGAAATAGATAATGGTGCTGGGTCTGGTGCTTTGCGTATTAATACTGCTTCAGATGAAAGATTGAAAGAAAATATAAAGGATACAGAAGTTGATGGCCTTAATATCATAAATAGTTTAACGCTAAGAGAATTTAACTGGAAGAAAAGATATAATAAGAAAGTTGAAAAATGTGGATTAATAGCCCAAGAAGTCCGAAAAGTTCTTCCATCAGCAGTAACTGAAATGAGTGATGATGATAAAACTTTAGGAATTTCAGAGCCAAGTTTTGTATATACTTTAATCAAAGCAGTACAAGAACTTTCAGCTTCTAATGATGCTTTAAAAGCAAGAATAGAAGTATTGGAAGCATCATGAAAGTACAGGAATAAATATGAAATTGTTATATAAATTAAAAAATAGCTGGTATTTGAATAATATTAGCTTTATATTAAAATTGCAAAATAGTATATTTGCGTTAAATAAGGAATTATAATTATGTGGAGATTACAAGGCGGAAGATATATACCGGGCTTTTCAGGTCAAGCTTTTGGAGCTGGTTTACAAAGAGATGTAACCAAAACTAGAAAAGACCAAGCTAAAAAAGCAGCAGCATTAGAAAAATATTATAATAAACGTAGTACTAGGGGTAAATGGCTTGGTAATATTGTTGGTACTGGAGTTGGTCTTGGGCTTGGTGCTATGGGTATGGGGCCATTGGGATTAACAATAGGAAAAACATTAGGAGCTGGTTTAGGGAGTCGTCTTGGAAGTTCTGAAATGTTATCTGGTAAAGGCCCAAGTATGAAATCCGGAGTAGATACTGGATTACTTAGTTCTACTTATGAACAATTAGGTGAGGCTAAGGGTGGTATTGGTGAGGCTATGAAAGGGCAGGCAATGGGAGCTGCTGGAGCTCAATTAATGTCTGGAATGACTGGCATGGCTGGTGATAAACTTGGAGCTCAAGTTGGAGATATGTTTGGTAAATGGAATGCTGGTAGAACTGGTTTAAGTGGATTTGAAGGTGAAGGATTAGGTAATGTTTTAGGTTTAGATGCATCTGGAGCGGAAAGATTTACACCCGGTATGTCACTTTTTGAAGACCCGGCTTCAATGACTGGCTATGGTGGATTTGGAATGAATCCTCAAGGATTTCAATCTGGTGGAGCTTTAGGTAAGGCTTTTGGATTAAGTAAACCATCTCTTAAAACAGGCTCAAGATTATCAGATGCTGGAAAATTTATTAGTGAATATGACCCTTCTAAAATGGCAGGACAACTACAAGGCATTGATGAGTTAGGTACAAAAAAATTCTTTGATTTCCTTGGTTCTGGTGCGGAAGATACAACTAGAGTAAAAGCTGAGGATGAATTTGCTAGAATGAAATTTCTCGAAGCGGCTCAAGGAAGGGCTGGTGAAAGAGTTCAAAAGGCTGAAGAAGATTTATTAGGTGGAATGAAAGGGGCAAAAGATACATCATCAGCTATGCAAAATTATTTAGAAGGACAAAAGTTTTTTAGGCAACAAGACCCTTCTACGATGGAATCTATGATGAATCCATCTACAGGAGAGCCATTGGGAGACTTAACTACAGAAGATGTTCCGTTTGAATATTATCAAGATTTAAAAAGAGGCCAAACAAAGAATCCTTATGAAGAAGCTATGTCTATGTTTCCCGAAGCCTATCAAGATAGACCTGAACCTGAAAGTAGGAGTTGGATACAGAGAATATTAGGTAGACAACAAGGTGGTATGATGCCGGGTGGAGTATCTAATGCATTACCATATAATATAGGTGGCTCAGTTCAACAACAGCCAATGGCATATCAATTAGGGGGGCTACTTAAATACAGACGTAGCCCAATGATGGGATAATGAGTAAATATAGTAGACAACCGGGTGACAGCATACTGGCTTTATTAGAGCCGGGTGAATACGTATTAAATCGTAATGCTGTTGATGAGATTGGTAAAGAGAATTTAGATGAATTAAACTATGAAGATGCTCCAAGATTTGATATGTCTCAACGTAGAGAAATGATGATGGCTCAAACTGGCGGTATGCTTGGAGATATGATTGGTATGCAGTCTGGTGGTGATACATTATCTTATGGTGGAGCTACTAGTGAAACAAAGAGTCTTGATGATATATATAAAATGATGGGTATGAAACCAAAGCCTCAACAAATAGAGGGATTTGAAGAACAATATACATATGACCCATCGAGAGAAGGTGTTATATTTGAAGATTATGGTAGGGCTATAACAGGAGCTACTCAAACAGGACAACAAAATCTCATGGGGGCTAATCAACAAATTCAACAGGCTCAGGCTAAGTCTGGATTTGCTGGTGGAGGGTCAGGTCAACAAGCTCAATCCCAAGCCAGAGATACTATTATGAAGGACTTCTTATCTCAAGAAGGAGCTGCTAAATCTTCATTATTTAAAGGAGTAAGAGGAGAAAGAGAGAAATGGATGTCTGATGTAGGAGCAGGATTGAATGAGTTACAATCAAGAGAAGGTACTGAAGATTATGGTGGTGGAGGTGGCTCTGTACCTTTTGACCCGCAAAACCCAACTACGTATACTAACGTACCTGCACCAATAACTCCGGGAACTACTGCTGGGCAAACATCTGCAGATGGAGAATGGAAGTGGAATGGTTCAAGTTGGGTTCCAACATATTTATATAGTGCAGGTCTTGCTGGTGGTTCTGGTCAAGGTGGTTGTTTCCTATCTGGCACTAAGGTAGATGTTATAGATGGTAACATATCTATTGAAGATTTGCAAATCGGAGATGAAGTAAAGACATACGATTTAAAGAATAGCAAACAGAAAAAATCTAAAGTAACTGAAACATATA